TGATGCCTTGCTCCCAGGTTTGCCTTCCGGGGTCGACCGGCCTTCCGCCTGCGGCTTCGACCTGGCGTTGTAGCCATGTCTCGGCTTTCGGTAGCCCGGGGATCGCCATGGTGACTGCTTCTCGTGCAAGTCTGCTTGCTTCTGCAACTGTTCTTCCTGTTACGCCGGCGCCGCCTATATAGTTGCGTATTACGGTCCTAACACCTTCGGGCTGCCCCATCCACTCCGCGCGAATCAGTGATTCTCTGGCGTTGGCTTGTCCTGTCTCCCATCTTTGGTCTAGCAGGCGTCCTTCTTTGGTCAGGTTCTCTAGTTGCTCGAGATATACCCTTTCTTGCGACTTCCTTAACGGCGTTGCCGTTTCTGCTTCTCGTTTCTCTTTGGCGGTAGCCACTCCGGCTTGTGTGCCCCTGGATAAGGCTTCGCCGAAGTCGGGCACTTGGGCCATGTTTACGGTTGTCGCGTTCGTCGCTCCTTGCTTGTATGCAAGTATCGGGTTCAAGCCCGCTTTTGCCATGTCGCCCATCGTATCTTGATAAGCGGAGCGCCTTAGCTTTCTTGTCCTCTTATAGGCTTTCTTTGCAGCACTCTTCTTGAAAAGACCGCTGATTACACTTCCAGCCACCGAGCCTAGTGCTGCTGCTACGCCCACGTCTGGTGTCCCTCCTCCGCCTCCACCTAAGGGTATTTCGGTCGGCCCTGTGCCGCTTCGTACTGTGTTGAAGGGCACTTAAAAATGGTCGACAAAGCCAGGCACCGAATACGTCGGCATGGGTCTGACACACTTGTACTGGAAAAATGCGTCAAACAAAAATTCTGGCTCGCTATGTACGGCTATCACCCTCTCTACCGGCGGATTCTCTTCTATAAAATTCGCATTCAATAGCGGCAGGGCTGCAAAGTCCTGCGCCAGGTGCCAGGTGTCCAAACTGGCCACCACGTCCTTACTCCTCATCGCGCCGGTAATCTGGCTCGGCTTGTATCTGTATTCCGCCCAGCGTTCTTGGTATCCAAATACCTTCTCATTGTCTACGTGGGCGTCTCCACTCCAAAAGATCTCCTGATTCAAAACAGCCTGTTCTCCAATATGCGCCAACGCCGGCCAATAAAAATCCCACCTGGTACTTCGACTAAACATCCTGGGCAGATTCGCCTGATAGTTCAGGTCTGCCCTCACACTCACCATTCCAACAATCACACAATGCTCTGTAAAGCTCTTCGTCCATGACGGGTAACTTTCTGCACTCGTCACAAAGGCACTCAAATTGCCTTGGGGCGATGCATCTGTCCCTATGCTGACTGTGTTGCTTGTCTGCGCGACCGGGTTAACGGTTATATTCGCGCTTCCCCCTCCCAAATACTCCGGTCTCTGTAGTCTTTGATCCGGGCTTACCACTCCAAAATGCGACCGCAAAATCTCTGTATATCTCGTTCCCCCTCTTGCATCTCGTTCGTATAGCTTCTGAATCTGGAACGCTTCTCGGATCTGATTAATCGTCGCTGCGGTAGCTCCGGTTAGGTCCGTTTCGAGTCCACTCGAGTACGCCAGGTCTTCGCCTCCGAAGCCAGTTATATCGCTTAGCCGGACCACTCGCGTGCCGTGTTCGGCCTGACTACTTAGAGCTGTCGGGCCTAGCAGGCCTGTGGCTGTGTCTGTCACTTCCCAATTGCCTGTCGACACTACGGGCGCTGTCTCGCCCAGCGGTAGCAATACTGCTGGTCCCTTCTGCGGCCACGGCAAACATGACGTGAAATAATCATGCCGCTTCCCTCGCTTCAATACGACGTAATCACCCGGCGGGTCCGATGCGTCGTTTGTGTGCATCGGCACACTGTCCTGCAAATTCTCGTCTCGAAACCATTCATTCCAAATTCGGTTATAGGCTCTATGCCAAAACGAACACACCATCGGCGTGTTCGCAGTCAACAAGGGCAATCCAAAATAATCCCAGAGGCTTCCCTCTGGTTGCCCCATCCCGCCTGGTCCTACCGTCGGCACAGTGAAGTCTGTGCTGTCTCCGGGATCTGTCTGTTCTCCACAAAACTTCTGCCAGTTCTCCCACACCAATCTGACTGGCACACTAAAAAAGAATACATCTAGCTTCAACGTGTCCATGATTGGATGCAACGGCGTCGCCATTCTCGCGAAGCTGTGCATATTCATAGTCATCGTATCGCCCGGTAGGGCTTCGTCGCAAAATACCGGCACCAGGTTGCCGCTATCAAAGGTTGTCTTTATTCCGTTCGATCGGTCAAACCCCGATCGCGGTACTTGCACACTCGGAATCTGCGCAAACGTATGTTGCGCGGATACATTCGACCCTCGTCTCTTGGCTTTATTCCGTGCCATTCGTTCCTCCAAGCTCGAGCTCGAGCTGCGTCTTTAAATCAAAAGCGTTCACCAGCATTGTCTTGGTCGACGTCTTTATCTCTGCTGTCTCGCTGTCAAATTCTCCAATACTCCACAAACTGTAGTCGGCCGCGTGTACGTTAAAATCATGCCCCTCGTTCATCACCGCGCTGGCAAATTGCCTCTGCGCCGTTCCTTCGTTCATCGACGCGAACGGAGGCAGGTACTGGGCCGCCTTAACATCATGCACCGCAAATAGTCCTAGCGTGGCCACATCTCTCTCCTCTTGTCTTCCAGGTTAAATTATCCCGCTGTTCTGCGCGATCTGCGCTCTTAATACTTTCTCTTTCACTCTGAGTCTCTCTTCCGTGTAGTTCCATTCGTCCTTCCTTACTTCCTTCTTCCTCTGTTCCAACATCTTCCCCCAGAGCGCTTCGTCCTTCTTCTTCAGTAAATCATCATAAAACCCTGGAGGCTTAAACTTCTTCCCGTTCATCACCACAAAGTTGTCTGGGTACACATCTTCCCAGAACTTTTCAAACCACTTCGAGCCTAGGCCTGGCCGCCGGCTCATCGTCGCGTATTCTGGCGCGACGTCCCAGCACTCTCCGGTCTCCGGGTCCACGCGGTCATACTGGTGCTCCGACGCATAATCTCCTGCGTCGCTTAATATCACCTTCTTCGTGACATAGCTCGCCACATATGCGGCGCTATCAAATGTCACACTTCCTATGGTATGGAATCCCCCCGTCCACATCTCCGCCAGGTCGGCGGACACTCGTAGGGGGTACTTGCCTCTAGCCGCTGGCGTCAGCGGCACACCGTCCTCAAAAGCCTGACCAAATATGAGCGCATGGTAATGCGGTCTCAGGCTCTCGTCTCCGTATTCGCCACAATGCATAAAGCGAAACGGCCCCAATCGATTCCTAACCTTCTTGGCAAAATTCTGCCAATCCTTCTTCACTAATCCTCTGTCCTCTGGCACGTTTTCCTCGTCGTATGTCAACGTGAGGAAACAATTCTTCTCGTGCATCTGGGCCTCGTGCATACATCGGATGGCCCAAGATCTCTTCTTCTCTAATCTGCACCCCATACATTGGCCACAATTCACTTTCAACGGCATCAAAATATCTGCCCGTCGCTCGTCCCAATGTAATCTTCCGTCGCTTCCTCTGAAGCCAACAATTGGCGTAAAGCACGCCACCCTTACCCCCTGTGAAGGGCCGAGGGTACAACCGCCTACGGTTTCTAAACCCCCCGGCCCTCGCTGCGACCACGCAGCAACCTAAAGTCGCCACCCGCCCCTCATAGGACGGCGTGCGACGTTAATCTTCTTCGTCCGAGCTCCGCGTCGGAACGACTTCTTACTTCGGCTTCTGCCCACCCTGCGCCTTCGCATATCGGACTCCTAGTCCAAGACCAGTTCTCTACTTGATGTAACTGGTCTTACTGACCGTCCCCTTCGGGGTCGGTCTCTTGAGGGGGGGTATCCCCCTCACCTTCGTTATCTTTGGTTTGTCGGGCGTCGATTGCCTTTCGTACTGCATCAGGAATCGGTAGGCCCGCATCCACCAAGATCGCAAAATCATCCTCATCGCTCAATGCTTCCATAAACCGGACCGGGTCGTGGTTTACCACAGCCCTCACTGCGGCCGGTAGTTGCTTGAATGCTTCTTCGGCATCTTTCACTGACTGGAAGGCTTCCTGTAGGTCGACGGCCGCCGAATTGTCTCCATACGTCGGCGTCGTGTTGGCGAGGTGGTCCCACATTCCAGTCTGCGCGTGCCGCTTTACTATCAAATTAATGTTGCAGTCATCCTTAAAAGACTGCTTCGCCCTACTGGTCTCCCCGAGCTCGGGGTGTACCGGGATCCGCGGCGCGTTCCTGTCCTTGATAATCATCTCCTCGGCCTCCTTCGCTTCTTGTTTTGTCTGTTTACGGGGTTCCTACTCTTCTTCCGTTCAAACCATGGGTTCTTTCTTGCTTCTTTGATGCCTTGCTCCCAGGTTTGCCTTCCGGGGTCGACCGGCCTTCCGCCTGCGGCTTCGACCTGGCGTTGTAGCCATGTCTCGGCTTTCGG